TGATAACGGAGATAAAAATGGACTTAAAATACATTAATGCAATTGCAGAGGCAATGCGGAAGGTCGACGAGAAGATGAAACTCGATCCTGTTGATCAGAAAGCATTAAAAGGCAAACATGCAGATCGTAAAGACAAAGACATCGACAACGATGGTGATGTTGATAAGTCTGACGAGTATCTGCACAAACGCCGTCAAGCAGTTAGTAAGGCGATGAAGAACGAGTCAGAAGACGAGATGAAACCTTGTCCGAAGTGTGACGGTTCTATGCAGAATCATGATCCTGAATGTCCTATGGCAGACAAAGGTGATGACGATGATATGGAAAAAGACGAATCATGTGGTAAGAAAATGAAGAAAGAGTCTGTTGAAGTTGATGAAGGTGCTTTCAAGGGTGTTGGTAAATTTATTGCTAAAAGAAAGTTCGCTAATAAATCAAAACAAGCATATAAAGATGCCGAAAAGTCAATATCTAAAGCACACAAGTATAATTTTGACGACGTTAAGAATCGTGAACCACATGAAAAAGATTTTACGGACAAGATGAAAAAATCAGATAGATACGATAGAGCGGCAAAACGACTCAATCGTGAGTCTGTCGCGCACGAACAATGGGGTTACGGTGAAGTCATTGAAACTACTGAAAATGGTTTCAACGTATACTTCGAACACGGTGTTGAGTTTGACGTTTCTGAATCAGAACTGATGTTCCTTGAAAAGAATTATGCAATGCGTACCAAAGGTGCGACCAAACCTGAGACCATGTTGGATAAATATAAAGGCAAGGCCGCCACAGATATGGCGAAAGACTCTGATATGGAAAAACCTGAAATGGTTGCAGATGATGAGAAAGGTCACACAGATGCAACAAAGGCAGGTCGTGCAACTAAACAGTCACCTGCTCGTGGCCCCGCAGACAAGTTAAATGTAGGGGACAAGAAACCTGTTAAACAAGGAGGCAAATAATGGCCATCAAGACCCCACACTGGGCAGCAAAGGCCGGTGCATACCCACACCATCTCGGTTGGGTTGTTGATCGACCAAAGGGTCGTGTTGAAGTTGTTCGTAAAGGATCATTTACCGCAGAAGAAATTGCGGAGTGGCACGGCGAACAGGGTTCAACCGAACACACAATTCAAACTTTACATGAAGCTCCTCATGTCGAAGTAGAAGTTGAGAAACCCGTTTATGAATACTTTTCTACTTTTGCACAGGGAGCGTCTTCGTCTGAGGAGGAATAATGTCAGACGAAGTCGGCACAGCAAAAGTTGACTTGGAGAAATACACCGAACTTGTCCTCAAGGTTGAAGAGGCGGAGGACAAGATTCGGGAAATGGAAGAACTGACCAAAGATTTAAAAATGACAACGGCGTTAGCAAAACCGCCAGCAAGATTTACCTTTGGTGCACTCTTCCGAGATGAAAACGATATCAATGAAAAATCCATCATCGGATTTGCAAGTTTCGCCATCATGGTTGCTTTTGGTATATGCGACCTCATCACAGCACTGAATGGTACAGATCTACAGATATCTGATACCATATATTCATCATTCGTAATTGTTACATTAGGGGCCTTCGGTATCAGCGAAGCTGGCAAGGCTTTCGGAAAATAGTTGCGGAGAAAAAAACATGTCGGACTACGACTTTAATCGTCTCGATAAAACAATAAATCGAGTAGACGAAGCTCTAACTCGCATTACAATTCTTGAAGAGAGGTTTCAACAGAACTCTCGTACATTAGAACGTGCTTTTGATAATATAGATAGTCTTAAGGCAGATATGCAAGAGGTGGAAAAGAGTCAGGCAATCAATCAAACCAAAATAGGGTTTAACGAAAGAATTGTTTGGGTTTTCATTTCTGGTTTGATAGGAATTGCATCATACTTCATGAGGAGTTAATATGAAATGGTTGGACAAAATAATAACTGAAAAAGGTTCCACACCCACCGCTAAAGAGATATATAAAGCACGGTGGGTGTGGTATCACACAATTCTCGCATTCGAGATTGCGTTTACGAACATTCTTTTAATTGCAATATTGGCGGTGCTGGCGTATAAACTATAATGAAATTATTTGATGAATTGACTGATGACAACTTCGAGTTGTTTGCAATACGAAATTATTATTCTCCGAATTGCATAGATCCCGAAGAGTTTTATGAAGATCTTAAACGTTTTAAATATGTTAAACGTCTGATCACTCGTTACAAAGAAAATGGTAACCCTCCTGTGAATCTACTACTGAATCATTTGGTTATCATTTTCAATGTATTTGGAATACAGAGTGGTTTAAAAATGTTGGAGTTTAAGGTGCCTGATATTGAAGATTGGGAAATCATCAAACCTTTTCTGATCTACTTAAAAACGATAGAAAACACTAAATACGTTAGTATCCCTATGGATCAACGTATAGTTGAAGAGTTGAGGAAAATATGAGTTTAGCGTCTAGAGCCGGCGACCTTTATTACACATTTAGATTTGTCAAGATGTTGACAACTCCATTTAATGAGACTGACGCATTTAAGTTAGGAATCATTGACGAAGATGGACAAAGAATCAAGAGTAAGAAGATTAGTACGTCCGAAGAAAAAACCGCATACACAGTGTTTCATCGCCTAGTGTTCAATATCAAAAAGTTATTAGAGAAACTTCCTGGCGGTGCAAGTCGTCTGTCGTCCTATGCGGCGGCCTTGTTTCTGTTACGTGAAAAGACAGAGATGTCAGAGAAATCCTTGAAAAAGATTTTAGATACCTGTGGTATCGAAACAATTGATTTTATGTCAGAAGACACTGGATGGTATGTCTTGGGTGATAAAGAACTTGCACAGGGTGTATATAAACTACGAGAAGACAAGTTAGAAATCACACAATGTAATGGTGTGGCGTTTAAGGGTGATACTGTTCGTGTTAAAGAAGGGTGTTATCCTGTTGGTGATATTTTCGGACTAGATGTCTACATGGTCGAACATATAAATAGTAGGCAACCCTTATATGTGACGGTCGGAGAACTGTACCGATGAAATCATTCAAAGAAATGTATGAAGATGCGATGACCACGGCTGACGCTGGTATTCCAGATCAGACTCGTGACGCCATGTTCAAAAAGAAGAAACGTAAGTCAAATATCTTGACACGAAATTTCATAGAGATTGCAGGAAAGCGCAAACGATTAACAAAGTGAGGTGAGACATGAGTGCATTACTCGGTTCGTTATTAGGTTTTGGTGGCAGTATAGTCCCTGCCATCACTGATTATTTTGGAAAGAAACAAGATCAGAAGTTCGAACTCCAGAAAATGGAAAAGCAAGCGGAGTTGATCAAAAATGGTTATACTCATGAAATGCAGATGTTCGATCAACAAGCAAATGACAAAGAACATCAACGTCTGATCGATCACGATATCTCGATCAATAAAGGAACAGGGTTCATGTCGGCTCTTCAGAAGTCGGTACGTCCTGTCATCACCTATAGTTACTTTGCATTGTTCGCAATGGTAGAGATCACTCTACTCAAACATGCGATATCCGCTGATGTTCCGTTCAACGAGGCCGTGACACTGGTATGGGATGAAGACACGCAAGCAATCTTTGCGGCGATCATTTCGTTCTGGTTTGGTAATCGTGCAATAGAAAAAGCAAGATTGCGTATCAAATAGTGATTGACAAATCACTATATATTGTGTATTATACTTACTCCTAATACTATTAACGGTTCTTCGGAACCGTGGATTTCTTTACGTTTTACAAAAGGTTTGTGACCAAAATGAAAGTGAAAATCGACAAGAAAAGAGACGACCTGCTTGAAGACTATGCAGTAGGTATGTTGAAAGACTTCTACATGAATGAATATGAATCCTCACCCCAAGAAGCGTACTCACGCGCATCGACTGCATGGGCAAAATACAAAGACGAACTCGATCCAAAGCACGCACAGAGGTTGTATGATTATGTTTCGAAAAAATGGTTCATGTTTGCATCACCTGTATTGTCAAATGCACCGAATGGTCACGACAATAAAAACAAAGGTATGCCAATTTCGTGTTTCCTTACATATGTTCCTGATACACTTGAGGGACTCATTGACCACAGTTCAGAACTCCGATGGTTATCTGTTTATGGTGGGGGCGTTGGTGGTCATTGGAGCGATGTGCGTACAGTATCTGATGTTGCTCCTGGCCCAATCCCCTTTCTCCACACAGTAGACGCAGACATGATCGCCTATCGTCAGGGTAAGACTCGTAAGGGTTCTTATGCGGCGTATATGGACGTATCGCATCCTGACATCATTGAGTTTCTGAATCTACGTATTCCTACGGGTGATGTACAACGTAAAGCATTGAACCTACACAATGCGATCAATCTCACAGATGAATTCATGAATGCAGTTATAAATAATACTACATTCGATTTGCGGGATCCTAAAGATGGCGCAGTCAAAGAAACTGTCAACGCTCGTAAACTATGGGAGCGAATTATTGAGATCCGTTTCCGTACTGGAGAACCGTATCTCAACTTCATTGATACCGCTAACCGAGATCTCCCGCAATCTCTACGTGATCTTGGACTTCGTATTAACGGTTCCAATCTCTGCAATGAGATTCACCTTCCAACTTCTGCTGACCGCACTGCTGTTTGCTGTCTATCCTCACTCAACCTAGAATACTATGATGAGTGGAAAGATACTTCGATTGTTCGTGATCTTGTGCGTATGCTTGACAACGTCTTGCAGTACTTTATCGACAACGCACCAGATACAATATCGAGAGCGAAGTATAGTGCTGAACGAGAGAGATCTATCGGACTTGGCGCTATGGGGTTCCACTCCCTACTTCAAAAACACGGTGTTGCGTGGGAAAGTGAAACTGCGAAAGAAATCAATAAGGTGGTCTTTTCACATATCAAAGAAGAAGCCGTCGCAGAAACTCAACTTCTCGCTCAAGAAAGAGGAGAATATCCCGATGGTGTTGGAACAGGTCGACGTAATGCCCACCTGCTTGCTATTGCACCCAACGCATCCTCTGGTGTCATACTGTCCACCAGCCCCTCAATAGAACCATCAAAGGCAAACGCATACACGCACCGTACACGTGCGGGTTCGTTCTTAGTCAAGAACAAGTATCTTGAACAGTTACTTGATGAGAAGGGGCAGAACAACGAGTCTATCTGGACATCGATCATCACCAACAAAGGTTCGGTACAACACCTGCCGTTTCTGACTGAAGGTGAGAAGGCGATATATAAGACTGCACAAGAGTTAGATCAGAACTGGGTTGTACAACACGCCGCAGATCGTCAACCCTACATTTGTCAGGGTCAGTCGGTCAACCTGTTCTTCCCATCGGGTGCACAGAAATCGTATGTAAACAAGGTGCACCTGAAGGCGTTTAAGGAAGGTCTGAAAGGTTTGTACTATCTGCGTACCGAAGCGAAGAGCCGTGCTGAGAACGTCTCAGAGAAGGTAGAGCGCGTTGCATTACAGGATGATACACGTTCTATCGTATACAGTAAAAAGAACTGTCCATTCTGCGCACTGGCAATGGAAGAATTGAAACTGCGTGGAATACCGTTTGACAAGATCGATCTTGAAGAGATTGGCAAGACCGCATCCGAAGTTACAGGTCGTAAAGTCGGAACGGTTCCACAAATTTATATTGAAGGACAGTATGTCGGTGGTTACGAAGAATTGATGGCGTTTCTAAATAACGCACCAGTTCAAGAATCTGACGAATGTCGAGCATGTGAAGGTTAACAATGGGGAAGAAAAGATATAATCAATGGATTCTTCTCACTGAAGAGAAAGGCAGTTCCTTTGTGAGGTATGTTCAAGGGATTTCTCCGAATGGTTATGATATGGGTATGTTTTATGGATACCAAGATGCCTTTGATGATGCATTAACTGACAAACGTGTTGCTATCGATGTTGGTGCAAGTTATGGTTTTGTCACCAAGTTTCTTTCAGAACGGTTTGATCGTGTCATATCGTCAGAAGTGGTTCCATCGGTTCGACACTGTCTGAAAGAAAACGTAAAAAATCAAAACATGTCTAATGTTGAAATATTAGAATTTGGTTTCAGCAACCAAAACGGTACATTGGACATATATTTCAACGAGAGGTATAGTGGACATTCGTCTTTTATTCAGAACGAGGCCGCTGGAAATATTACAACGTCTTGCGTTGTAAGAACCATTGACAGTTGTGACTATGATGTTGTAGACTATATCAAGATAGATGTTGAAGGTCACGAATTAGAGGTTTTGCAAGGTGCAATAAACACATTACAGAAATGTAAACCAATGGTGTCTATTGAAGTATCCCTGAATGATCCGACAAGATTGAAGATGGCATTCGAGGCCTGCATGTTACTAGAAAATTTAGGATATACATATCATTCAACCGCAACAAACGATTTTATTTATATTTTCAAAGGGGAAGACTAATGTCTTTACTAGAATTTAGCACAACGTACAAACCGTTCAAGTACCCTTGGGCGGTAGAACTATCGAAGAAACACGAAGAAGTTCACTGGATCGAAGATGAGGCGGAACTGTCAGAAGACGTTCAGGATTGGAAGACCAAACTGACAGTTGACGAGAAAGAGTTCATCACACAGGTACTACGATTGTTCACACAGTCTGACGTACAGGTAGGTGAGAACTATCACGAACTGTTGATACCCAAGTTTAAGAATAATGAAGTACGTAACATGCTTTCCTCGTTTGCGTCTCGTGAGGCGGTGCACCAACGCGCCTATGCGCTTCTGAACGACACTCTGGGTTTACCTGATGAAGAGTACCATAAGTTTCTAGAATACAAAGAAATGGCTGACAAAGTCGACTTCATGAAACAAGGCGATATTAATACTCAGACAGGACTTGCACTTGCGTTGGCACAATCAGTATTCAACGAAGGTATGTCACTGTTCAGTTCATTCGTGATGTTGTTGAACTTCCAACGCTTCGGTAAGATGAAGGGTATGGGCACGATCGTCGAATGGTCAATACGTGATGAGTCTTTACACGTACAGGGTAACGCCAAACTGTTCCGTACATTCTGCGACGAACATCCTCGTATCGTCAACGATGAATTGAAATCAAAAATCTACGAGATGGCCAAGACTGCTGTCGAGTTAGAAGATAAGTTTATTAATCTTGCGTTCAAAGGTAATGATGTTCAGGGTCTTACGAAAGAAGAAGTTCGCAAATACATTCGTCATATTGCTGATCGTCGTCTTCTGCAACTTGGTCTTAAAACAAAGTTCCGACAGAAAGACAATCCTCTCCCTTGGTTGGATTGGGTACTCAACGGCGCGTCACACGATAACTTCTTTGAGAAACGTGTAACAGAATACTCTGTAGTGGGTATGGAAGGTGAGTGGGGTTGGGAAGACGAATCCCATGCGGTGTGCGGTTTAGATGGTGTGGGATGTGCAGCCTGATGGAGTACGAGTATACACTAGAATGCGGCGTGTGTGATAGTACAGTCACACTCGTCGTCGAAGATAACGAAGAACAACCCACCCATTGTCCTATGTGTGGAACAATATCCACCGAAGAGTGGTATAAAGAATAGGTATACATAAAGTAACTCAATTACTTAGTGTACACCTATGTGGTATTATAATAATTCACCGTTTAATCCAACCGAAGAGGAGTTATCCGAGTACGTTGGATTTGTTTATTGCATTACAGAAAACGACTCAGGCAAGAAGTACATCGGTAAAAAGTTTTTCTGGTCTACTCGCAAACTCCCTCCCCTCAAAGGTCAGAAACGCAAACGTACCGTCAAGAAACAGTCTGACTGGATGAAGTACTATGGGTCTTCCGAAGAACTCAAAACCCTTGTTGAGACCAAGGGAGGCGATGCCTACCATCGAGAAATACTACACCTATGCAAAACCAAGGGGGAGTGTTCTTACCTTGAGGCTAAGGAACAGTTCGACAGGGATGTTCTTTTGAGCGATAAATATTACAATGAATTTATTGGGTGTAAGATCCATTCCAAACACCTCAAATTATAAATAACCGTATACATATAAATTTACTATTGGGATAAAATATCAATGCAAAGGTTTGCTCAGTTCAACGAAGAACAAGATTTTCTCTACGAAGAAGCAGAAACACTTCTCGAAAAACTCATCACTTTTGGTGGCAAAGCATACCCCAAGTTTGGTAACGTTGTCATCATGGCAGGTGGTGCTGGTTCTGGTAAAGGATTTGTACTGGGTAATCTAGTTGGTGTTGAGGGTAAAGTTCTTGATGTTGATGCTTTGAAAACAATGGCATCAAAGACGCCTGTGATTCAGAAACGAGTCAAGGACGAGATGGGTATTGATCTTGCAAACCTAGCAGGTAATCTAAAAAATCCTGAGAACGTTTCTAAACTGCACGGCATCATCGGTGACTATCTTAAGTTAGATAAACGTGTCAACAAAGCATTGTATCGTGGTATCATGACGGCCGCACCCGATCGCAAACCTAATCTAATCTTCGACGTAACTCTGAAGGATCTACAGAAACTACAGAACATCACACGTCAAGTAGCACAGCTAGGATACGACAAACAGAACATTCACATTGTGTGGGTTGTTAACGATATCGAAGTTGCACAGAAACAAAATCTTGCACGTGATCGAACTGTTCCACCCGAGATCCTTGTCAACACTCACCGTGGTGCTGCAAACACTATGGGTGACATTATCAACATGGGTAAGTCTTTACAACGATACATGGATGGTGAGATTGTGTTTGCATTCAATAAAGTTGGTGTTGATGCTGATCTTGCCAAGTCAGGGCGTGGTGGTTCGTATGTTAAGGATGCGAACTACTTCTATGTGAAACGCAAAGGTAAATCACCTGTGTCTGTGAAAGACCTCGAAGATGATATCAAGCGTAAGATCAAAGCATATGTACCAAAAGGTGTCGATTGGTCTTGACAACCGATATAGATATGTGTATAATGAGCTAAACGCGTTAAGGAAATTAAATTATGGCAATAACACCACCCAAACGTCAGGTATATGAGATTCTAGAAGAGGCAAGTAAGAAACGTGCCAAGAAAGAAAAGATTGAGATTCTTCGGAAGTATGAGAACATGGCCTTAAGGGATGTTCTGCAAGGTACTTTCGACAAGAAAATCCAGTGGAATCTACCAGCTGGTCAAGTCCCCTACACCCCAGCAAGAAAAGACATCGTCCCCACCTCTTTACTTAAAGAACACTTGAAGTTTAAGTACTTCGTGAAGGGTCTGCGTGAGTCAGAAAAACTCATGGGGGTAAAGAGAGAAAGAATGTTTATTGACATACTTGAGTCGATACATCCTCGCGATGCCGAGGTTCTTTGTAATATGATTAACAAGAAACCACCCATGAAGGGTATCAGTGAATCTTTAGTAAAGGAGGCATTTCCAAATCTTATAACATGATTGAATTTCCCATGTAACAAAATAAGGAGAGTATATGGTTGAGAGCAACCAATTAGAAAGACTTAGAAAAGACTCGCGAGAGTTGGGACATTACATTCATAAATTACAAAAAAGAGGAAAGGCGGATATCGCATATAAAGTCGCGAAACGACAATCGTTTTTAGACACTGCAATATCACAAGCTGAAACTCGACTAAGGGGGTGATCCTTATCTGGAACTGGCCCTCTAGATATGAGGGCCTTTTTCTTTTAAATTGGATTCACATATATGCCAACATACGATTTAAGAAATACACAAACTGGAGAAATCAAAGAAATGATTATCTCCATCTCCAAAAAGGAAGAAATGGTATCGTCTGGAGAGTGGGAACAAGTCCACCTTGGCGTACCAGATCTTGTCACTCATACAGGTTCTATGCTCGGTAAAACGTCTGGCGACTGGAAAAACAAGCTTGATCAAATCAAGAAAAACGCTGGTGGTAATTCTGGACTCTCTGCCGAGAAAAAGAAGAAATGGGGATTCGTTGACAATACGATTCATAATTGATGAAAACTAAACAACAACATTCGGAGTCGATGAATATTCGCATCGATGACCTGCGCACAATTGAGCCTGTTACTGAATCACAAAAAGAAGCGTGGTCTTCATGGCGAGAGGGTGATAACCTCGTCATGGTTGGGACTGCGGGTACAGGTAAAACATTCCTTGCACTCTATCTTGCACTAGAAGAGGTGATGGACAAATCCACCCCGTATGACTCTGTTCGTATCATTCGCAGTGCGGTTCCTACACGAGAAGTTGGGTTCTTGCCAGGGACGGTCGAGGAGAAACTCGATGCGTTCACAGGCCCATACCGTGCGGCCTGCGCGGATCTGTTCGAAGATGAACGTGCATACGAGAAACTCGTACATAATAAGTACATTCAATTCGAGTCAACCTCATACATAAGGGGTGTGACATTTGATAACGCAATCGTGATTGTCGATGAGATGCAGAATCTCAACTTCCATGAACTAGACTCGGTAATCACACGGGTCGGACAATGTTCTAAAATCGTTTTCTGTGGCGACGGTAAACAGTCAGATTTTAAACAACAGTCAGACAAGAATGGAATCAGTACTTTCCTTGAGATACTTGAACAACTTAAACATTTCTCAGTTGTCGAATTCTCTTGGGAAGATATCGTTCGCAGTGGTCTCGTAAGAGACTACATAATGACAAAGGAGTGGATGGGACTATGAGTGACTTATTCGATTTTGGTTTTACTGCTGTCACAGAAGATGAACTAGAGGCAGTACAATCAATCAAAGCAGAAGCGGAGATGATCAATGAATCATCGTCCGAAATTCAGGAAAGGTTCGATCGTCTGTTCAATGCGATCACACCATTGTTGAACAATCTGAAACTCAATTCGGAGAAGGACTATATCTATTGGCCTAACCGATTGGAAAAAGTAGAGGCATTCGAAGACCATCTACAGAAAATTTACAGAGGTGAGTCGTGAATCGTGAGTCAGTATTCGAACAGTTAAAGATCGACGAGGGAGTCGTCTATGAAATTTATTTGGATCATCTTGGGAACCCGACCTTCGGAGTGGGACACCTCGTGCTTGAGTCAGATCCAGAGTACGGAATGCCAGTCGGAACAACCGTGTCAGATCAGCGCGTTGCGGAGTGTTTTGACCGAGATCTCGATGTGGCAATAAGTGAGTGTGTTGCCCTGTATGGTGCAGACATCTGGGAAGGTTTCCCCAGTGAAGTGCAAGAGATCACAGTAAACATGATGTTTAACATGGGCCGAACACGACTAAGTAAGTTTAAGAAGTTCAACGCCGCATTAAAAGTCGGTGATTGGGATGAGGCGGCTGTTGAAGGTCGCGACAGTTTATGGTATCGTCAAGTCACGAACCGTGCAGAACGTTTAATGGAGAGAATGGAGAAAGTTTAAGTCATGGCGAAGTACAGCCGTTTTGATCCTCGTAATAGAAAAAAGAATCGACACAAGAACCAATATTTGGGTCGACAAGTAAAAAGAGTTAGACGCGAGTTAGATCAGGATGATCTAGATTTGCAGAAGTATTACGAATCTTTTAGAGCAAAATAAATGAACAATTGGTTCCGCGAACCAATCTCAGGACAACCTATTTTCGTTAATGATGATTATGAAATAGATTGGCGCGGGACGATTGGTGTTGGTGATATTCTTTATGGTTTGAATTGTGCACATGCATTGGCACATCTTCACAACCATCCCATTCGTATGAACGTCTTTTGGACTCACGATGAAGACTATCTTTATCATCATGAAGATCCAGAGACCATCATTGAACGGTCGGATTATCTACACAACCTGTATCATCGTCAATCCGATGTGACCGTTAATCACATCTTCAACTCTACGGATGCAGAGATTGAAAAACTAAGATGGCGTGGATTTGGTCATCGTAGTGATCCCCAACGAGTGTTATCATTTCATCACTGGATGTTTCGAAAAGAATTGTGGCACACAGGAATACCCAAGAAGGTTGTGTTCTGGAGACCCACATTCAATCGTGAGATTCCTGATGGTGGCAAGAAATGGAAGATGACTTTCTCAGTCAAAGAGTGGGAACGCATCGTCGAGTTTCTTCGTCTCAAAGGTTATGACCTTGTTGAATTGACATATCGAACACCTGTAAACGAGGCCGTCTACCACATACGCACCTCGTCGTTTTGTGTATTCTATGACGGAATGTGGCAGTACATCGCACGAAACTTCTGCAAGCCTGTGATTACTCTTGGTGGTAGTGGTATCTGTACAACACACAGTCCTCAAGGAGTATGGTTTAAAAAACCACATGATCCTAAAAACGATTTTTGGGACTACCTATATAAATTACCTAAGAATGAAGAACACCTGAATCGGCGGGCAGAACGTTACAAAAACAAACTATGGGAATCGTTAAATGTTAAAGATTGATCGTGCCGTTATTGAAGTGAATGGTGGTTGTAACTATTCGTGTGCAATGTGTCCGCAGGACATGAGAACAGGTGGCCGTCACAAAGACTTTCTCAAGAAAATGTCACTCCAAGAGTTTGAAGATAACGTTGCGGACTGTGCAAAACACGGACTGAACGTTGTGAATCTGGACGGGTCTGGTGAAGCAACCTTGAATCGGGATCTTCCCAAGTACATCGAGATCGTGAAGAAATATGGTGCGAAAGCATTTATCTTCTCGAACGGTTATCGAATGGAAGGACAGTTCATGCGCGACTGTGTGGACGCAGGACTCGACTTCTATCGTTTCTCATGGATTGGTTCTGATCCAATTGAATATGAAAAGTGGATGTACAATCGCATTGGTGGTGACTTTGGAAGTACGTGGGACAAAGTCGGTGCCATGCGTGATTATGTCAAACAGTCAGGTTCGGACTGTGTGGTTGCAACCTATCATTTGATGACCAAGACTGATCCAAAAGAATTTGAACAAGAACTTGAAGCATACAAACGAATCGTTGAAACGCTGGATGTGAAAACAGAGATCTGGACTATGCACAATTGGTCTGGAGTTTACAAACCTGTTAAAGAACGACAAGGGAAAATTAAAACCTGCGGAAGACCATTTAGTCCAGATGTTGTTATTCGTGCTGGTGGGTTGGATGGTAAAAGAGGTGCTGTACATCCGTGTTGTCAGGTATTGGGACGCGATGAGGAAGCAGTCCTTGGACACACGAGTGAAAACACTATTGAAGAGATATGGTACGGAGATGCGTATAATGAGTTGCGTAATCAACACCTTTCTGGGGATTATCCTTCTTATTGCCGTGATTGTGACTTTCTAATAGACGATCCTGAAGTTTTGGTATGGACAAACTTCGAACGTGATCTGTACAAGATGCACGGTACTGAGTTCGATCTAGAGGATTACCGATGAAACCCGAAGTATGGATGATTCAGATACCAACGAATCCCGTGTCGATGTATTATCGCGGCCGAGTGGAACAGAGTTGGTTGGATCATGGATTTAAATTGAATTACTTCAATGCGATCACTCCTGAAACCAACACATTGAACTACTTGAATCTGACCAAAAAACGTGATACAATAGAGTTCTCACCCACAGAAATTGCGGTGTGGTATAGTCATGTGGAGATGTGGGCAAAAGCAAGAAACCGGCCCATATTGATTATTGAACATGATGCATTACTATTAAAGGCAATTCCAAACGAAGTTTTCTACGAAAATGAAATGGTCTGTTTAGGTCAAACACTTAATGAAAAGACAGGATTAATACAGAAACTGCCTGGCCTGGCGTATTATTTGACACCAAAGATTGCGAAAAAAATGGTAAACAGTGTTAAGACCTTAAAAAGTATTACATGGAATTCAGATGCAACAATACATAGATCATGTAATGAACACGGGTTGTGGATACCTGAACATGTATTTCAAATCAAAAACCATGATGTCGGAACAACTATAGAGCATAATTCAAAATGAAACAATTGATATATCAAGTATGTGTTGGTGAGTCGAAGAATTCCAAACTGTACAAACACTGCATACAGAGCGTTGCAGACTACTGTGAGAAACACGGAATAGAACACATAGTCCAACGAGAACCTAAACTTCGAATTGCACCAGATCCATTCATGTCAAATCGCAGTCAAGAGTCACACCAGAAACACGGTGGATTTCTACCTATCTACGAGAAAGAAAATGCATTTGACCTGTTAGATCAGTATGACCAGATCGCGATCATTGATGCTGACATCTACATTCGATCAGACGCACCCAACATCTTTGAAGACTTTGGTACTGAGAAATCGTTTGGCGCAGTGAGTGAACGTGAGATGCCAATTCAAGGTTGGTATCAACAAAAGATCATAAACTATTCACAGATGCAGTATGCACATTTACACCGTACCGCAATCGGCGTTGATTTCAAACCAAACAAACTCGGGTATGAGTTTTTCAACATGGGTTTGATCCTGTTGAACTGTCAGAAGTTTAAACCATATCTCAAGGGTCAGACCGCAAAACAATTCATACAACGTGCGGAGTTCATGCCGTTTGTGAATGGGGAAGGCGCATGGAAGTGGAGTACCGATCAGACGCTTCTAAACTTCTTTGTTAAGAAGCATCGTGTTGATGTTAAACATATGGATTGGAAATGGAATGGTCTGTTCACCGCAAACATAAAGATAAAGGAGTGTCACTTTGTACATTTCTTTTTGAAAGACAAACTACCCGATCGTGGTGAGAATGTCGAGGAACTAATGAAACAGATATGAGTTACGAAGAAAAGACACAGAAGTATAGTACGTGGGGTGACAAGTATCTTCAACATACTGACGTGTTGTATTCCATTCAATACGAAGACAAGTTCAAACCGATCAACATTCAGTTATCACTGTGTGAAATCTGCGACAGCGATTGTCCATTCTGTTCCGTTGCGGCACGCCCACTGAAAAGCTACATTTCATGGCCTAAACTGGTCAAGATGATGCACGACTTTGCAATACTGGGGGCAAAGGCAGTTGAGATCACGGGTGGTGGTAATCCATTACTCTATCGTGACAAAGAACACAAGAAAGACATCAACGATGTGGTGACATTGTGTCATGAACTTGGTTTCGACGTGGGTATCATTACAAACACAGAGAAACTTGAGCGTCACCTTAAACCCGAAGTGTATGATAAAATCAACTGGATTCGTATCAGTCTAATCAAACTCGACGAAGGAAAAGAACCCGAAGATTATGATTTCGGATCATTTCCAAAAGACAAGATTGGAATGAGTTATATCATCTATGAAAGCACGGGTGGTGTTCCTGATGAACTGTCTCGAACAAACAAACCGTATGTTGGTACGACGAAAGATACCATCATCAAGATTGCAAAACTAATCGAGTTGAATCCCGAGGTTAAATTCTGTCGTATTGCGGGTAACGCATTGATCGATGGGTATCAGACAACTATTCAGGAGAAGTGGAGATCGGTACTCGAAGAGATCGACAACCATTCTAAATTTTTCATTAAAGATGTGTGGGACTCAACCAAACCATTCGAAGACGGTTGTTATGTTGGTCTGACTCGGCCTTACATTGCACCTCACCCTGATGGTGGAGAGTATCAGGTTTATATTTGCACCAGTCATGTTTTGGAAGCACGAACATACAAACTAGAATTTTCTCTGGGTAACATTGACAATGTTATTAAAATATGGGATAATTGTAATCTGAACTATGCACAGTATGGTTATCCTTATGAAGTGCGTGATAACAAGGGCAGTTGTTGGGACAAGGCCTGTGGAACTTGTCTGTACTATAACAACAACCGATTATTGCATACTGTCGCTCAAGAAATGGATAAGGATGACAGGAACTTTGCATAATGTTTAGTGAAGAATACTACAAGTCAAACAACTATACAGATTATCTTGCACGAGGTGATCGATATCAGAAACTGGCCAATGAGACGTTGGATCTGTTGGATCAGTTGAGTCTGCCACACAAGATCGTCTGTGATTTTGGATGCGCGGTAGGTCATCTATTACCTGCACTGGACAAACGGTCGACATATTCTTATGGTACAGACATATCCGAATATGCATTGGATGTGTGTAAAGAAAAGAAACTGAACGTGCGCCTTGAACCGAAGTGGGATATGAATCATGATTTGGTATATTCTCTTGATGTATTCGAACATATGCAGGTCGAAGAACTGAATGAGTTCTTTGATAAAATCAAATCAAACGTGATCATTTTTCGTATGCCTGTGTGCGCGAGAGAGGGTGGTGATTATGTTTTGGAAGTGTCTCGACGTGATCCAACACACACCATTCGATGGACAAAGGAACAGTGGTCTGACTATTTCAAACGTTACGGATACCACTGTTTAGAATTGAACCTACACACCATTTACAACAGTGAAGGAGTCTATTCAGGACTTGCAATACAGGTATAAGAAATGAAAATTATTAGTCACCGTGGCAATCTTAATGGCCCAGATCCACTTACAGAGAACTCACCCACACAAATCGATCTCTGTATCTCGAAAGAATACGATGTCGAAGTTGATCTGTGGGTCAATGACGGTGAGTTGTGGTTAGGCCATGATAAACCCGAGTATCCGATTTCTAAAACATGGTTGACTTTTCGTGTACGCAATCTGTGGGTTCATTGTAAAAACATTGAGGCGATATACTACCTCAAACAAGAATGTCCACAGATCAATTATTTTTGGCACCAACAAGACGATTACACATTAACATCACATGGGTGGGTGTGGGCATATCCTGATCAACCTGTACCAAAAAAAGATCCCGATGTTGCGTTTGGTCAAAGATCTGTTTGTGTTATGCCCGAACTGCACAACTCTGATCCAAGTAATTTTAATGCAATATGTACAGATTACCCTGAGAGGTACAAGTGATCAAACTGGTTTTATTTGACCTTGACGGGGTTCTGGTCGATGCGAAGAACATTCACTACCTTGCGTTGAACGAGGCACTGGGCGAAGAATATGCGATCTCATCTGAGGATCATCGCAACATCTATGACGGTCGTAAGACAAATGAAAAGTTGCAGATGTTGACTGAACGCAAGGGTCTTCCTGTAGAGTCACACAAGTCTATCTTCGATAAGAAACAGTCGCGCACTGTAGAACTGATGCACGAACTCCCATTGAACACGAATGCTCTGGAGTTATTCAAAGAACTAGAACATCAAGGGTACATGATTGGTGTGTGTTCTAACAGTATACGAAGAACGGTACTCACCGCATTATCAAAGTCAGGTCTGATTGAATATTGTTCGGTCATACTCTCCAACGAGGATGTGAAGAACTCTAAACCCCATCCCGAGATCTATTGGAAAGCAATGTCCATGATGGGTGTGTTACCAGACGAAACCATTATTGTAGAAGACTCACCTCCTGGCTTACTGGCAGCAGAACGTTCACGAGCTTCCTATATACGTGTAGAGAGTCCGAATGAAGTGACCAAAGAAAACATAATGCCCAAATTAGAGACAACAAAGATAATGAACAAATGGAAAGATGATAAACTAAATGTACTGATTCCTATGGCAGGTGCAGGATCTCGATTCGCACAGGCAGGATACACATTCCCAAAACCTCTAATTGATGTAAATGGTAAACCCATGATTCAGATTGTGGTAGAGAACCTCGGCCTAGATGCAAACTTCATCTTTGTTGTTCAGAAAGAACATCGTGAACGGTTCAAACTAGATAACATGTTACCTCTGATTGCACCCAACTGCAAGATAGTAGAAGTGGATGGAATCACAGAGGGTGCGGCATGTACTGCGTTACTTGCAAAAGAGTTCATCGATAACGATGGCCCTTTGTTCTTTGCCAACTCTGATCAGTACGTTGAGTGGGAACCTGTACAGTTTATGTATGATATGCAGGAGACTCAGGCTGACGGTGGTATCGTAACATTCAAAGCAACACATCCCAAGTGGTCGTTTGCAAAGATTGACGAGAGTGGTCTGGTGACTGAGGTTGCAGAGAAGAATCCTATCAGTGACAATGCAACCGTGGGGTATTACTACTGGAAACACGGTTCTGATTTTGTCAGATATGCGGAACAAATGATTGAGAAAGATGTTCGAGTCAATGGTGAATTCTATGTGTGTCCAGTATTCAATCAAGCAATCAAAGACTGCAAAAAAATTCGAGTGCACGAAGCGTCTGCGATGTGGGGATTAGGAACACCCGAAGATTTAGAATACTACCTCAAGGAAAGAAAATGATATGCCGTTGCACCTACTGCAGTGCACTAGGTAACCAACCTTGGTTGTGGAAACTGGGAGACAACTATTGGTTTGAGATTCCAAAGAATGCTTCGTATGCAATCAAAAGAAACTATAATCTTGACCGAAACTACCTTGATAACATTCAACCACTTCCGTTTTCCCCAAACATAGAGAAAGTTTACTACGTCTGGAGAGACCCCGTCGAACGTTTCTCTTCTTTATTTTCACACTATTTTGTGGCAGGAAACAAACGAATCCGTCATGGACAATCGTTTCTTCGTCGGTTGAATCACAATCCCGATCGACTGTCTTTGGAAGAGAAGGTAGAAATCTGTCTATCCAACATAGACCAATTCACAGACTCCGAAGAAAGACATCATTTTTTTCCTCAACATGCATTTTTAGATTTTCGATACAATCTACACAAACTCACTCTAGAAAGTCTGAACGAGTCGCCATTAGGGCCTCTGAAGGTAGAGAATGCAACACATCGAAGACTGTCTGTACTACCCGCATTAGAAAAATATGTTGATGACATCAAGTCGATATACGCAGAAGACTATAACCTATGATTAAGATATTCATACTGACTTATAAGGCACCCGAAGAACTGAATGCGAATCTCAGTTCTCTTTTCAAAACAGAAGGGGACTATGAAGTACACATTATCAACAATCATTCTGAAGTGTTTGAAGTAAACGAAGAGTTTCGGTCACGAGTAATTATTCATCACCAAACCACACGTCTGAATGCTGGAACAGGTCATCCCGCAAGAGACTGGAATCAGGCATTGATATTGGGATTCAAGGACTTGATGAATCCTGAGTGTGAACAAGTTATTCTGTGTCAAGATGATGTGATTTGGCACGACAATTGGATTGAGACACTAAACAAAATTCATCTTAAATACACCTTCTACACATGTGGGTGGGGTGATTGTTTCATGAGTTTCAAACCAGAGGCTGTACAACGTATTGGTTTGTTTGATGAACGATTCTCAATTGTGGGATTCCAAGACGGTGATTATTTCTTACGCGCATACATCTATAACAAAGATAAGAGTTCGATCAACGATTCATATCACAAACGAGTCCTGAATCCAACTGTTTCTGTAGCAAAAAGATATACTGATATACCAAAGTCTCGTTCATCTGCCTATCAGAAAACTTTAGGAAAAACGTTGTGGAAACATAAGTGGGGCAATCAAGATGAACGATGGACAAATGCAGTCACGGCCACAACACCTTTATGTGACTCCTACATAACATACCCATACTTTGAAAAGAATATAACGACACTCAGAGAACAACGGTTTATTTATGATGAATTCGATAAGAACATGAGACCAGAACTAACGGAGTTTCGAAAATGAAATTGTACAAGTACGAATCCTATCAAGAATATGTCGACGCACAGGTCGCGGCGAATGTTCGAAAGATTAACAATGTATGGGTCAGACCGTCGACGATTTCGAAGATTAAGGCCGCCGCAGGGGGAAATGTTCAGACCATACTGTGTCACGGAACTCGAAACGCCGCAGAACAGAAATACTTTCGTGAGGCATATCCGTTTGCGATGATTGTTGGTACAGAGATTTCACACACCGCAGACCAGTTTCCGATGACCGTTCAGTGGGATTTCCACGAAGAGAAAGAAGGATGGAATAATCGATTCGACCTAATATATTCCAACTCATTCGACCATAGTTATGACCCCGACAAGTGTTTAACAACGTGGGTAGGGCAACTCGCCGCCGGTGGTAAACTGTTCTTGGAACACGCACTCGATGAGAGTGACAATCGTTCACGAGTATCTGACCCACTTGAAATCTCTACCGAAGAAGTGGTAGAATTATTAGAGTCTAAAGGATTACGTATCATCACCAGACTACAACAGAACGACTTTAAAAATCACCCGTCTGTAATATTTGTTTGTGAGAAACTATGAAAGAAGGTGTAACCCTTGTTATAACATCGATGGACAGAATGGACTTGTTGGAGAAGACCGTCGAGTCTTTTTTTCGGCACAACACCTGTCCGATTACCAAGACACTCATTATCGAAGATAGTGGCAAGGAACTAGATTTCTCTAGTGTAGAACAACACATTGTGGGTGATTACGAAATCATTCAGAACGAAACCAATCTTGGTCAGTTTGCATCACTCGACAAGGTTTACTCGAAAGTTGAGACTGAATGGATTTTTCATTGCGAAGAAGATTGGGAGTTTATCGATAGTGGATTTATCGAAGACTCGATGGAAGTCTTTGAGTCTTATAACGGTAAGTTGTGTACTGTGTGGGTTTGTGCCAGTAAGATACACAAAAACCCAGGCCGAGTCTTGATAGGTGACCACAAAACAAAAAGTGGAAAAACGTTTAGAATTCTATCCCCTGATGTAGCAATGGGTGGATACACATTGAATCCTGGCTTGCGTCGAACCGAAGATGTGATGAGAGCTCATCCATATAGAGAGTTACCTATGAACGGTGAGACCAATCGCGAATGGGTTCTTTCTAAACTTTATGTCAGGAAGTGGGGATATCGCGCCGCGTGGATAGTAGATTCTCACTACTGTGAACACCTTGGTTATGGAAGACATATTCCTAGAGACCTAGCACTATGAAGGGTCAGATTGTCTATGTCAAGGGACACACGGACTCCGAGAAACAGGCACAGGTCTCACTCGACTCTTTCCTGAAATATGGTTGGGAGGTCGAGTTGGTCGAAGGTATCACGCCGAAAACACTTGATGAATCAGAGTTCGACTATCCGAATCAGAAAGACGGTAGACTTGATGCATTTCAATCCCAGAACTCTCCTGCGTACAAAATCAAGAAAAGTTGTTTGTTCAATCACCTGAGATTCTTTCAACGGGTAATCGAACAGAACACACCAATGGCATTTCTTGAACACGACACTGTGTGTCAGTCTGCATGGACAGATCCGACTTTCGATGAACTTTTGATTCTCAATCTTGATCATGCATTCAAACCACCAACAACGTTTGGTGACAAGCCAGGATTTTCCAATTGGCAACCACCATACTCTATGACTGCCGTTAATGATTTGCCGTCTGACTACCCCTTGAAGTATTACAAAAACAATCAATACAAGGGTCATAACATGATTGCAGGAACGGCCGCCTATATAATCTCACCGAAGGGTGCAAAGAAATTGTTGAATGCATTGAGTCAAGGATTAGACCAATCAGACTTCTTTATCAACTCAAGAAACGTTCGATTGCAGTATCTTTCCCCAAGTCCTGTAAGATTTCAAAAAGTTAACTTAAACACGTCACATAAATTATGATTGAATATGCTATAGTTGTTTTTATCGGTGCAAGTCAAAAATTTGGGGTAAATACGACAGAGTTTCAAAAAACTCTGAACACTCTGGGATATAAAGATATTTTATATGTTGCAGACACTTCAGTGACATGGTATAATAAACGTGGTGTATATGAGAAATTGCATAAACAAATTCAAACATATTTAAACGAAAGACCTCATAAAAACGTAGTGTTTTTTGGTTCGAGTATGGGTGGGTTTGGTTCTATCTTATATGCATCTGTTTTTAATAGATGTGAAAAGGTAATTGCCTTCGGGCCTCAAATTCACATCGACACAAAATTAACCAGTGATTGGGATACACGTTGGGTTCCAAATGTCGGACATCTTAAGGAATTTATATATCCCACTGTAAGTGATAAGTTTCGTAAGGACATACCGTATCATCTAATTGTGGGTACTGAAGAACCAAGAGACCAAAAACACTTTGATTATGTTCCGAAAAAAGACAACATACATATTCATGTAATTGAAGGATCTGATCATAATATTCCGAAATTTTTAAAGAGTCGAAATCAACTAACACAATATATCAGAAAATTATTATGAAAGCGTATATCATCACATTAACAGAAAACAAAGAGTCTACTTCTGCAACTGATACCGCAATTAAATCTAGTATTTCGGTCGGTAACAATTTCAGTATCGAGGTGTTCGATGCAATTACACCAGAACGTGTAGAACAAGAGATGGAGTTATTTGGTCTGAAGTGGAACTGGCCATGGCAATATCCTGAAACCGATATGCACAGTGGTTTGATGAAAACTCCTTATCTGACTGCATATCCCAAAAAGAGAATGGCGTGTTTCATGTCTCACTATCGTCTCTGGAAACATTGTGCAGAACACAACGAACCTCTTCTGATTCTGGAACACGATGCGATCTTTACTCATAAGGTTCCTTTAGAACTCCTCGAAGAATCTAAGTTCCATGTTATTGGTCTCAATGATCCTCGAAAGGCCACACGTAAGTCAGAGATGTATCACGATGGTGTTCAGAAACAAGATGGGCCTGTTGTGGAGTGTCCCAAGATAGATCGAGACAATATTGCGCAGGGTCTTGCAGGCAATTCTGCATACTACATCAAACCCGAAGGTGCAAAGAAACTAATCGACCTAGTCGCAGAGTTTGGTGCATGGCCTAATGATGCAATCATGTGTCGACAGATGATGCCACGTAAGTTGGGTCACCTGCGTAAGTACTGCACTACTCTACAGTCAATGGTATCTTCGACGAAGACATGAGAATCGCGGTATGTTCCGGCGGTCAGTTACGTATGTCCGATGACGTATTGAAACTGACCGATCGTCTATTGAAGGATGCGTTTCCTACTGCGGACTTCTACTACCCTGTGTGGAAAGAGGATTACAAGGAAAGGAAGATCCTTGATACGTTTGATGGCACAGTAGAAGTCATAGAAGAGTATGACATTGACTACCATCCCTATGACGACAATCCGAATGTCAATATGTCATGGGACTACCAGAAGAAGATTAAGAACCCTAATCCAATCCGACACTTACACCAGACCAAACAGATACTCAATCATAATCGTATGGTGCGCAAGTATCTAAAAGACTACGACGTGATAGTACGCACCCGTTACGACTCAATCATAAGTCCCGTACAGAACTTTTCTGCGGGGTTAGATCTTGCCAGAGAGGGGTGCGTGGTTTCGTATCAGGCGGGTGGCAATCACGAGTTTCTACACCACGAGAAGATCATCACAGGTTCGAAGACCGAAATGATATCGGACGGCGGACTGATCTTTCACTCTCCGAAGGTGTGGGATTGTGAGTTAGTGGATAGACTAGATAAAGAGAAACGTTTACTTGCCGCTGAGTTTGGATGGTATCAAGTCCTGATGGAGAACAGTAAACAGTACTATAGGTACGTTGGTGGTGCACATCTTACACGGTGTGTGATCAAAGAATTCAGAGAAGAGATAGAAAACTTGTTATGAAATCATATGTTATTACGATAATGGAGATGGAAGATTCGGTAAAGGCCGCAGAACGATGTATTGCGTCAATGCCAGAATTCAATGTGGAAATGTTTCCTGCCATCACCCCCCTGAAAAATAAACTTCTGCCAGAACAACTTGCAAGAGAGAAAGAAATTGACCTTGCATGGTTCAGTCGAATAGACGGTGCAAAATATTCTCGTATGCTTCGATGTATATCTGCCTTCCTGTCTCATCACTCCCTATGGGAGAAGTGTGTCGAACTCAATGAAGAGATTCAGATCTTTGAACATGATGCGGTACGGGTGGGTAACCTACCACAACACATAAATTACCAAGGGTGTATTACTCTGGGTGCACCTAGTTATGGTAGGTACGAGACACCTGCAAAACTAGGTGTTAATCCTTTAACTCAGAAGGTTTACTTTGGTGGTGCACATGCGTATCGAATCAAACCAGAGGCGGCACGTTTGTTCATTACTCAGGCTAAGTTATATGCCGCGGCAACCGATGTGTTCATATGTAAAGAGTTCTTCCCTTGGTTAGAAGAGTATTACCCATGGCCAGTCATCGCAAAGGATAGTTTCTCTACGATTCAGAACGAAGGTGGATGCGTTGCAAAACACGGGTATAACAAGGAGACTTATCAGTTGTTATGATTACTGTATGTTGTGTGTTGTGGGGAGACAAGTTCTCTGAAGAGTATGTTCATAATCTAAAGGCGGCAGTAGAACGAAACACGACTGTGCCTCATGAGTTTGTGTGTCTGAGTGATCGACAGATTAAGGGTGTCAAGACTAAGTTACTCAAGCCTGGAGTTACGGGTTGGTGGAATAAGTTGCAGTTGTTTGATGGTGAGATCAAGGGGCGTATTGTCTATCTTGACCTTGATACATTGATCACGTCTAACATCGATTGGTTGTTGAATTACTCTGGTAACTTTGCGGGTATTGAAGATCTGGGTGTTGCGAATGCACATCAACAACATCTCAAAGGTGTGATGCAGTCTGGTGTGATGGCATGGAAGTCGGAGTGGATGGATTGGTTGTATGTTGAGTTTTCATTCTCTCGCGATACAGTGATGCAACAGTTTCGAGGTGACGGTGAGTACCTAAATTACATCGTAAAACGGCGGGATCTTCTACAACATATATACCCCAACAAGATACAGTCGTACAAGTATCAAGTGTATCCACAAAACATAGAAGGTACGTCGATCATCTGTTTTCATGGTCGACCAAGTATAATTCAGGCAATGAATGAGTCAGTAACTACTCCAATGAGAACGTACTGGCCACAAGAATGGGTAAAGGATTATTGGCATGGGTAAGGTAGTTCATGTAATAGGTAATGGTGATCGAGCGCATTATTATCAGGATGAACCTCGAAAAGGTTTGAAACTTCTGTGTAATATGCCTCCGTTCACAGTTGATCCAAAGGAAGTCTTTGCTACCTGTATGGTAGACTTTAAGATGATGATGGCGTTGACTGCGGGAGAGATTAAACTCGATCAGTATCAGTGGGTTCTTGGAACTCGTCCTCGTATTTGGATGTATGAACGTTCTGCATTCTACATGAAGTATGCACCCAACGTTCGTGAGTTCTATACGCACGTTCCACAGTATGCAGGTAACGCAACCAACTTTAACTGTGGTCACATGGCAGTTCACTATGCAGCTGCAAGACACAACGCAGACGAAGTTCACCTATATGGATTTGACACAATCTTTGATTTCAATATGCGAAGTTACACCGATGTGATACTATCCAGTGATCGGTCACAGAGTAACAACTATCGCCTGTTGAATATCTGGAGACCAATCTGGAGAGACATCTTCCGTGAGTTTCCCAAGACTAAGTTCGTCCTTCATCACAATCATGATGTTTTGAAAATACCAAAGCTTGACAACGTTGAGGTAAAGCTGTATAATAGTAAAGGTCTGTCCAAGGCACAGTCGAAAGAAGATCCGTCAGATATCAGTGACGGCCGCGGCATGGAAGTCCCTATCAATACTGCACCTCTCAATCGTAAACAGAGACGTGCCCAAGAAGCGTTGCAACGTAAGGCGAAATGATGTTTGAACATGTAGGAATCGATCTGGGTTATTCTGATCTGGAGGCGATTACAACTGAACATGGTAGACGATATGTCATGCCCAATGGTGGTGCATATCCGTCAATTACTACTGTACTTTCTATTCTGAGTGAAGCAGGGATTGCTGCGTGGAGAAAGAGAGTAGGAGAAGAAGAGGCAAACAAGATCTCTTATCGTGCTTCTCAACGAGGAACCGCTGTACACGAAATTACTGAGAAGTACATCAACAATGATGAAGACTACACCAGTGGTTTCATGCCCAATGTGGTTAGTGATTTTCAATCGATCAAACCGATACTGGATGAACGGATTGGTAAAGTGTACGCACAAGAGGTACCCTTGTACTCCGACTACCTTAAGGTTGCGGGGCGTGTAGACTGTATTGCAGAGTTCGACGGTAAACTGTCTGTCATAGACTTCAAGACCAGTCGACGTTACAAGTCTCACAGTCATGTGAAAAACTATTTCCAACAAGAGGCATTCTATGCAATTGCGTGGGAAGAACGCACAGGAATGCCTATTACACAACTCGTTACAATCATTGCGGTTGATGATGGTGGATCGCAAGTGTTCGTTGAACATCGTGATGATTGGGCCCCAGAATTACAAAAAACAATAGGGAAGTATTATGAACGAGAAAATTCGTGAGATTCACGACGAAGTTGAACGTCTACCTTTCTCTCAGGCATTGTTCAACGGAGAGTTGACTAGACACCAAACCGTTGCGTATCTAAACAATCAGTACTTTATTTTCCAGGCGATGGAACATTCGTTGAACAAACTACCACACAAATCACTACTTCGTTGTGAAAAGATTAAAGAATGTCTTGCCGAACTGAACGAAGAAGTGAATGGAAAGTGGATGGCAAAGGCCACACAAGACTACATCAAAGAAATCATTGATACCGAAGATAATCGAGAGAAATGGATGTCACACGTTTATCTGAACTATATGGCGATGATGATGGGTGGTTCTATTCTCGCAGAGAAGAGTCCAGAGTTGGCACGGATGTGGTACTTTACTGATCGTTCTGAATGTATCAAGTCTATTCGAGATGAAAAGGTTGATTGGGATCAAGTCGAGGAAGGGTTTCAGTATCACCGTGGTATACTAGAGGAACTGATCCATGTGGAATGATTTCCTTGATCTGAAACGAGAACTCACTAGGGTCTTCACTTATTATTGTGAGAACGGAAAACCAGATCATTATGAAGAGTACGACCACTACAACTGGTACTGGAAAAGTAAAAGACTAGAACTTGGTCATATCTCAGTTGTTGACAAACGTGAGTCACACGGTATATGGATGATGCACGTCAACGCCTATGCACGTGTAACCTATCCGATGCCTATCTACGGTTTCGATGTGGTGTGTGGCAAGAAGAAAGTTACAGGATGTTTTCACGATCTGTCTCCGACTGGATACAACAGTATGAGAATGGAACGTAAAGAAGTCAAACGAGAACGTGAACTACCAGACTGGGCCAAAGAGATCTTTTCGGGAGATATGCTCGCAGCGGGTAACATCACCGATCGTGATGAAATCATAGAGTACGCAACGATGGGACTGGACAATCTGGAGTCTTGGTTTATCAAACTGGAGTCATTGAACATGGCATCCCCACCAGTGAACTACATTGCAGCTCGATCAAAATACTGTCACAATCAGTTACAGAACCCCCACAGTTTCAATGTGATGAAGAGTCTAGGTCTCCCCGAAGACTATCTCACTGAATTCAAAATGAATAAACAATTCCCCTTTTAGAACAAAATATTCTAAAAAAACTTCATAATTCGCTTCCTTTTCTTTTAAAAACATAGTATAATTACCATGTAATTGAGAGAGAGGAAGAAATTATGATTTACCAACCTGACTACTACATTCAAGACTTCACTTGGGAAGAGGCTGTGTCGTTGATGACCTGTTACGGTCGTGGTGACCTGCTTCGAGGTATGAAAGAGTTCGAAGCCGAGTATGAACTCAGACTGAAAGAGTGTGATGATATGGATCTTGGCGTGATGGAGTTTGATCACTGGTTAGACATCTATGCCCATGAACATTCAGCGTTCAATGTGGTGTGGGAAGGAATGAGTCAATTATTTGAGAAGGATGTTGCGTAATGAATTGGAAACTTGAAGGTCTTAAAATTGAAGCGGAATATCTTGATGTTCCTGTGTGTGGTGTTGTGACTCATAGTCGTGTTGCTTACGGTGGTCGTGTGGAACATCACATGGTGTTAGACGCCGACTATTCTAACTGTAATGGTCGTGTGACTCGCCCCGCTGGCGATGTTGTGATCGTTGATCACCGAACTGTTTCTCGTGTAATGGAGGCTTAATTATGGTTGTACGTTTAGAAAACTTTGATGGTCAACCCTGTGACCTCACAGGTAAACCCATGACCAACGCTGTTGGTTTCTTTGCCCGTGGTGCTACGGGTCGTGTGTGCCTTGTCATGGTGGGTGAATGCCGTGAAGGTGAAACCTTGTCAACCTTAGAAGAGGTTGAGACTTGGGCAGAGTCTGTTCCAGGCGGTTACTTGGATTACTAGGAGTTAGTGATGATGACTAGTTCTGAAGCGTTTTGTAGGTTGGACTTGTTAGTGTTGAATGAGAAGACTCCCCATGATCGAATGGACATTATGGGGTATTTGTGCCGACTACTGAACCAAGATCAGTTAGATCAGATCGAAAAAGATATCAACGATGTGTATGACCACATGAGAAAAGGAGGATTGGTTTAATGTTTGTTTATTCGTTTTGGTGTAGACCATTGTATTCAGAGTACGGAGCAATGTACACGATCGTTGCCGACTGTATTTCAAGTGCGATCGAACTTTTGAAGGCCGATGATGAGTATCACTTCAAACAAGAGTTTGCCGATGTTGACTATCTGTACAGGTGTATCGAGAAAGGTGCGATCATTAAGTGTGATGATAATGAGAAACCTCGAATCGCAGAATATTTTGATACCTAACATTACCAAAATTTAATGAAAAAATGTTCTCAAAACGCTTGCAGATGTTTTCAAAATATGAGATAATTACCCTGTAATTGAGAGAGAGGTGATTGTTATGAAAGAACGTGAATTGGAAATGTACGGTTGTCTCCGTGCCGACATCGACGCCGAGATAGCGGAGATCATCGGGCCTAAGGAAATGTATGCGATGGCTATCCTGTCTGATGCGCAGATCGTCATGGGTGCGAATCCTGAACTGTCTCGACAGTACATAAACAAAGCGAAGTATGTAATGTCTCAGATTCTGAAAGAAAAGTTGGAGAATGTGTAATGAATGAAGTGAAATGGTACGAGAAGGGTGATATCGGCGATCGTATTCGTGACCTGTTAGACTTTTGGGATCCGGCAACGTCTATCCGAGAGATGCAGAAACTCGGTCTGACAGACGAAGAGATCCTTGATGTAATTTTGAAAGAAGAGGAGTATGCGTAATGAATTATGAAAAGTATTATCAAGTGTTGACTCAGATCGGTGGTGCTGAGTACCACCTTGAAATGTTAATCAAGTCTTTAGAAGAACACTTCGATCCAGAGACTCGTGACTACACCACGATTGTTGCGCTTGATCAAGCAAAGCGTTTTCTGAGTGAAATCAAAGCGCCTCGTATCGAGAAAACATTACAAAGAATTAATGAAAGTATTGAAAAAATCGCTTGCTAATGTTTTCAAAATATGTCATAATTCGTTTGTAAGTTGAGTTGAGAGAGAAAATATTATGTTGATTGACCGTGTTGAACAGATCCTTGCCACTTTTATGCACCGTGACCCTTCACTGCGTAGCATTGGCATGAAAGATCACCACATTCTTGAAGAGATCGAACGTCTCCGCAAGTGTTGCTGTGCTGATGCTTACAAACGTGTGAGCCGTGTGGGTTCGACTCTCCAACTGTCTCGCAAAGGTCGCCTACACATTTTGGGTCTCTACGAGAACGCAAAGAAACACGCATCGATTGAACTTGAAATGAAAGAAGCAGGAGTACTGTAATGAATATGACTTTGTCTTTTAACTGTGTTGCTCAAAACTGGCCCGATTGTGCAGATCTGACTGTCGGTAATACAATGTACGTCGACGATGTCAAAGCGTACAGCGGCACTCGTCGGGTGGTGTTAGAAATCACTCGTTTGACTAACGAGTACTGTAAAGTAAAAGAACGTCGTGACTTAACATTCTAGGAGGACTTGGGCGACAACACACGAAGATTGCTATGAATTGCTATGAGTGTTGTCGCTGTTTTTTATTATGGAAAATGTATGAAACCTAAAATGAAATCCTACTATATGA